AGGATTGAATAAACAACACAGCGAAGTATTTTGGTTTTATTGTTCTGCAAGCTCAAGCGAAATAGATAAATACTGTAAGTATAACTACAGAGAAAATGTTTGGGATGTAGGAACTTTGTCAAGAACAGCTTGGGTTGATGCATCAACATTCAACAATAATATAGGTGCAAGCTCTAATAACTTTCTTTACAATCATGAGATTGGTGTCAATGATGACGAGTCAGCTATGACATCATTTATTGAGTCTGCTGATATAGATATAGGTGAAGGACAACAGGTTGCCTTTATACAAAGAATGATACCTGACGCAACAATAACAGGAACGTTAAATAGTTTTGTAAAGACAAGGAAAACACCTGCTGACACTCATACGTCAAAGGGCGCATTTGCTATGACCAGTTCGACTAAAAAGATAAATCCCAGAGCAAGGGGTAGGCAGTTTGCAGTCAAATTTGAAAGTTCTGATTTGGGTGCAGATTGGCGTTTAGGCGCAACAAGATTAGACATACAACCAGATGGTGAAAGATAATGGCAACACTACCAAGACCAGAACAAGACGATTTACAAAGTTGGGGATTTAGACTTGTCGATGACCTTGAGAACGAGATAGAAAAAATTAATCAAGCAGCAAATACTGGTGACGACACAACAGGGTTTTCTGTTTCAAACGAGACCGATACAAAAAGTTTAAATGTATCAACAGCAAATACTGCGGCAGTCGCTAATGTATTAGCAACATTAATTAAAGCACTTAGAGATAAAGGGATACTAGCGTAATGGGAAATTTTTGCGGAGAGGCATCAGAAGATAAGGGACAAACAATGAAGGAAGCTCCCGGTAATGAGGGCATTCGTCAGTTTGAGGAACAGCGTGTTAGACAACAGCCTACTGGTGGAAATACTTTTACTACCAATTTAGTAGCTAAAGAAAGTTCAGATCCTCGCGGAATGTCTCCGGGTGAAGAGACTGCAATAACAAATATGTCTCCTTCACAAAGGGCTGCCATAAATCAAAGAATGCAAAGCAACACTCAATATAGCCCTAACAGGTTGGGAAGTTTAGATTTATCAAACTATCAAGGAACAAGAAACCCCAAGGAACAAACCTTTGAGTTGCAAAAAGAAATTGCAGATATGAATCCTTTTTTAAGGGGAATACACAATCTAGCCGCAAAGTTTATGGATTATGAAAGAGACGACAAAGGCCAGATTACTCCTACAGGTTTAGCTATGATGAAAGAGGCCACTGCTAAAACTGTTGCGGCAGATAATGCTCGTCAAGACGATAGGCAAAAAGATATTGATAGGGCAAACATGAGAACAAACATACAAGGTGTAGGAACGCCTCTTGATCCATGTCCTGAAGGTTATGTATACAATGAGGAAAGTCAAAAATGTGAGCCTGTAGAAGAACAAACAGACAACATGACATTTACCAAAAACCCTATGGGTTTGCAAAATTATATGAATCAATTTGCTACAGAAGGACAAGGAAATGTACCCTTAACTAAATACGGCAGAGTTGGAGGTGAGTATGATTTTTTCATGAACCAAGGTGGCCCACCAAGAGGCCCTCAAGGAGAGATAACAGGAGCGGGCGGCCCAAAGGATGATTTGGTTGGGCCTTTTATGTTAAGTAATAAAGAATATGTTTTGCCAAATGAACAAATTAAAATGTATGGTGGGGGAAATTACGAAACAGGTGTTAAGCGCCTAGAAAGAGATCGTAAAAATGCCCTCAAGAATAATAAGTAGGTTTGCTGACCAATCAGATATTTTAAACATACTTGATTTGCTTTGGGAGATGCATGAAGAGTCAGGTTTGGGAAGTTTAAATATAAGCAAGGTTATTCAAAAAGCACAAGATACATTAAATGATGGACTTATCATCATTGCAGAACAAGACAATCAAATAATTGGAACAATTGGTTTAAACAAATTTCAGTTCTGGTGGAGTGATGATTGGGCGTTAGGAGATCAGTGGTCTTTTGTAACCAAAGAAAAACGTAAATCAAAAGCGTTCTTTTCAATGGTAAAGATGGCAAAGGACATTGCGGCTAAAGCAAAGATACCTTTGTTATTAGCAAACTTTGGAACAGTAGATGAGGAAAGAAAAACTAAGATGTTCAGTAGAATAGGTGTTAAAATGGGTGTAACAATTATGGCGGGCGACACATCTCGCTTTTTGTGGAGAAAATAAAATGGCTTTTTTATGTCAATCAGGATCAGCAACAACAAGTACCGAGGATAAACGAGATCTATTGCCTCTATTCAGAGAGCCTATAGAACAAATACTTGGAGATGTAAAAAAATTATACGAACAGGGTTATCAAGGTTATGACGATCCTAGAATAGCTGACTTTACAAAAGACCAACAAGACTACATGCAAAAAGTTCGTGACCTTCAAGGGTACGGAGAACAAAATATTGCAGATGCAACAGGCATGTATCAAGATGCAGGTCAGTATGATCCAGATCAAGTAGGTATAAGAGGAATAGGGTCACAAAAGTTTGACTCTCAAACGGCTCAAGACTACATGAACCCTTATACTGAACAGGTTCTTGATAGAGTAAGAAGCAGAGCCTACAGAGCAGATGATATAGCTAGACAGGGTAGAGATGCAAAAGCAGTTCAAGCAGGTGCTTTTGGTGGCAGCAGACAAGCTGTGGCTGAGGCTGAAGCCCAAAGGGGTTTACAAGATCGTATTGCGGATCAAGAAGCTAGAGCGTTAGAAAAAGCGTATACAACTGGTGCTAATATATTTAGATCTGATGCTGACCGAGCTATGAAAGGCGACATATCTTCGCAACAAGCACAACTATCTGCTGACAAGGCAAATCAAATGGCTGGGTTGCAAAATGTACAAAATCAAATGAAAGCAGCACAAGGTATAGGAGCTTTAACACAGTTAGGACAAGGTTTGACTGGTCAACAATTAGGACTACTACAGGGAGTAGGCGGAGCTAATCAGTCAATGAACCAAGCAGGACTAGACTTAGCTTACCAAGACTTTCAAAATCAAAAACAATTTCCATACGAGCAACTTAGTTTTTACAATCAAATGTTGCAGGGATTTCCTATTTCAGCATTTGGCACTAGCACTGGCTCAACCACAAGACCTGCACCAAGTCCTTTTCAACAGGGTATGGGTTTAGGAATAAATGCACTAGGCATGTACGGAATGGGCGGAGGCTTTGGCCAAGCTCCGGGCGGCTTTAGCTTTGGCAATCTTGCACAAAACATGTTTCCATATAATTAGAGGTAGCCATGATTAATCCAGCAAAAGTTCAAGCGTTATTACAACAGCTACCTGACAATCAATTAATGGAGATGTTAAAAAGACCTGACAAAATACCATCTATGTTTGTTCAACAAGAACTTAAAAGAAGACAGCAAATGAGAATGGCAGGCAAGGCTCAACAGTCTCAACAGGCAATGCCAAAACCTCAGCCTCAACAACAGCCTCAACAACCCATAGGCATGGATGAAGGTGGCAGTCCCGGTTTAATGGAAATAATTAAAAACATTCTTGGTCAAGGGCAAATGCCTTATTCTCAAAAAACAAATATGAATCCAGCCTATGTTCCGCTTCCCGGTGAAGAGAACTTTGGCAAAAGAGATACTAATCAAGTTCTTGCAGATGAAATAATAAATTTTAGAAAAGATGGTCAATTTGGTGGTGAAGGTTTTCCTGCAAACATGTCAACAGCTTTAGAAGAAAAAAAGAAACAAGAAATAGATAAGAAAATAAATAAAGACGAAAAAAAGAATAATAATAAAGTCCCTCAATCAATGGTTGATGATTTAAAATTGTACCAAGAGACTCCTTATAAATATGAGTATTCATACAGTCCTGAAGGTGTGCTAAACACAGGAAAGTTGTCACAGGATAATAATAGCAGTAGTTTTATGCAAAAACTTTTTCCGGCTCTAAAAGGTAAAAGCGCTGTTACAGGAGCAGTTCCGGGATCTATGGTTGATAAACAAATTCTACAATCTTTAAGAAAAAAACAAGCTGACAAGTTTTCTACTTTAGGGGGCATACAAGCATTACAAACAACACCTAATAACAGCAATACATCTGCTACTCAAATAAATGTTCCAGAATTTGGGCCTCCGTCTGCAAGGGGAACAAAAGCAAAGGGAAGTGCAGGAGGTAATGTAGTTACACAAAATAACGACCAATCTCTAGATAGCCCTAGCACAAAGGCAAACAAGTTTCAAAGTATTTATAATAATTTAAAAGCTGATTATGAAAAGGACACGCCAGCATCGGCTTTTGGACAAAAACTTAATGAAATGATTTCTGCGACTAACGCGCTTACTAAAAGTGCATCAGAAGAAACCAGAAAAGGCATTTCAAGCATAAACAAAAATACAAACAATGCCATTAAAGCAATTAACGATAACACCGCTAATCTTGTCTTTACTAATGATGACATTAAAAGATTAAGAAACGAAAGAGACGATCACGCTGAAGAAGCGTATAAGTTTATGATGAACGACAGTTCAATTGTTGATGCTCAGAAAAAACTTATTGAATCAATGAAGCCACAAGCATCTGCATCTAATAAATTTTTTATGTATTTGGCTCAGGTTGGAGCAAGAATAGCTGGATCTGATAAAACAAATTTCTTAGCTGCGGCAGGTGAAGCGTTGGACAAAACATTGTCTGAAGTTAAGATAGACAATGACAACGAAAGAAACATGTTTATTGAAAGAGCCAAGATGGGCATTGAGTTTGAAGAAGCTAGAAGACAAAATAAACTTGCCGCAATGAATTTTAAATCTCAAATATTTGGACAGCAGTTGCAAGATCAAGAAACAGACCTAGCAAATAAAAATGCAATTACAAAATCTAAAATTGAAGCAACGTTCAAAACAACTCAGCTCAATACAAATGCAATGAACGCATTGAGTAATATGCACTCAACTGTTGCAAACTTAAACAACGATCAATTAAGAACTGTAGGAAACTTAATACAAACAGAAATGTCAAGAAAAGACACTAAGGCTAACAATCTTGCTAACCTACAACTTGAAATTGCAAAACTTTCAGAAGGCCCTGCAGATGTAGAAACGTTTAAGTATTATATGTCCCTACCTGAAGATCAACAAGCAGATTTTCTAAAACTTATGGGCGGGTCTTCCAATACAGGAAACTTAAAAGAACTTGCTAAGGTTGCAGCAGATAATGCTAAAACACAAATTGATGCGTTGAAAACCAATCCAAATTTTATGAATAACCCTGATGCACTAAATGCTGAAATGAATAGAATTATTACACAAGAGTTTAAACGACTTGGCATACCAACACAAGATGTTGGGGGCGCATTAAACTCTACTGATCCTTTGGATATTTAAAAAAGTAACTAACATAGAGAGACAGTAAATGGCAAATCTAATTAATACATTACGGGACAAATACCCTATGTATTCTGACAGAAGCGATGCTGATCTGCTTGAAGGTTACAGATTAAAGTATCACTCTGAAAAAACTTTAGAGCAGCTTGAAGAAGCCTTTGACTTTAAACGTTCTCAAAAAGCAAAAGAAGAGACAGACAAATTAGGTTTCTTTGGGTCTTTGGGCAGAGGTGTAAGTCGTGGTATCTCTCAAACGGGTGGGTTAATTACAGACGCTTTGCCCGCTATTGCTGCTGACATTGTTGGTGCTGATGAGTATCGTGATAAACAAATGGCAGAATACAACGAGCGCATGAAAGAGATGGACATAGAAAGACCATCTGTTGTTCCAACGTATCAGGATATAGACGGCATAGGATCTGGTTTAAAATATGCAGCAGAAACAGTTGGTCAGTTTATACCATCGCTTGTAACATCTATTGGTGGTGGTGGTCTTGGTGGTTTTATAGGTCAAACCGCAGCAAAGCAGGCTGCAAAGAAAATGGCCGCAGATGCTGCAAAGGACTTTGCTAAGAAAGCAGTGTTACGAGGTCAGGTAGGTGGCGCGTTCTTAGGTTCAGGCGTACAGACAATACCAGAGGCTTACGCATCACTTAAAGAAGAAACTGGCGATTATCAATTGGGTACGTCATTACTGGTTGGTGGTGTAAATGCTGCCTTAGATTCATTTTTGCCTGCGGCTGTTCTAACTCGTTTAGGTTCTGAGGGCAGACAAGAAGTATCACAAAATATTCTTGCAAGACTTTTTTCAGGTTCAACCAAAAATACAGCTATAAAAAGAGCAGGTGAACAGGCTCTTAAAGGAGGTATAATTGAGGGACTTACAGAAGGAACTCAACAGTTTACACAAGAAGCTGCGGCTTCTGTATTAAGTGAGAACAAAGACTTTTTTGAATCTGACACATTTCATACAATACTTGATGCTACAATTCGTGGTGCTATAGGTGGTAAAGCATTTGGTGCTGTTGAGGGTGCTGCCTTTAATAAAAGTTCTGACGCAAGAATTGCAGAAGAAAAAGCAGAAAGAGATTCTAGACTTGATCAAGCATTAACAACAATACAGGGCGAGCCTCAGGGTCAACTGCCAGCTCCTAAGGGAAGCGTTCCAACACCATCCTTTGGTCTTGCAAACAGACAGCTAACACAAGAAGAATACGACAGTTTAAGCAAAAACGAAAAAGCAGTAAGAAAATCAGAACAGGCTATGGCTGATAATGAGACACTGCAACAAAATGTTTTTGAACAACAGGAAAGACAAAAGGAAGCGCAAAAGGGATTAAATGACGTAAACGATAAACTTAAATTAATTGATCCTAATAAAAAAGGTCACGGCGCAGTACAGAAAAGATTAGAAGCAATTAAAAAAGATTTAACTAGCGTTATATCTGTATCTAAAAGAGACGAAGCAATCAATCAAGAAGAGATTGATGCTAGACAGGCTGTGCCAACACAATTATCTCCAGACGAAATTGTTGCAGAAGAAAAAAGGAATGCAGCAAAACAAAAGTTAGAAGATGCTGCTACACCACAAGAAAACGAAGGTTTCATTGAAGGTACTGACAAAAGAGGATTTAAAATTGTTAGTTCCAAAACAAAAGAAGATCAAGACGGGAATACAATTTACACACCAATAAAAGATGACAAAAGTGGTGAGGAAGTTACGTTTGACAATGAAAGAGATGCGGCTGATTTCATAAGGGGCAAAGGGGCAAATGCTGAAAGATATTTATTGGTTGAGGCTGAAACTAATTCAGAGATACCAGTAAGTTTTGCAACAGATTTTAGTAAACTAACAAGCTCTGAGAATAGACCACCACGAGAACGTGACGCTAAAAATGCAAGACAAAGAGATATAAACGTACAAGATGCTTTAGACGCACAGAGAACAACTGAAGGCGTTTCTGTAGGACAGTTAGCAAAAAGGGCTATACTTCCAAATTCTGCTAAAATGATACCACAAGAAAAAACTACAGAAGTTTTTAAAATGGGTAGCAGAAAAGCTGCTCCGCAAAAAGAAATGCCCACCAGAACCAAAGAAACATTTAAAATGGGTTCTAGAAAGCCTATTGAAGAAGAGGTTACTGAAGACTATTCTCAAAGATCAGATGGTGTTGCGCCTGAAGAACAAACAGACGCAAGTATACCAGATGATGTAAAAGTCGGAGACACATTAGAGTTATACAATGCTAGAGGCGAAAAGGTACAAGGCACTGTAGAAGCTATTTCTAAAATTGGCACACTTAGAGTCAATATGGGTGAAAACACAGTTATTGTTGACAGAACGGGTAGATCAGTAAATCCACAAGCGTCTACCGAAAATGTTAAAAATCCAAACTACAAAATTAAAAGTAAAGTTCTTAACTCTGGCAAAAGGATATCTGAGCTTACTCTAGAAGAACTAGATGCACTTGAGGAAAATATTAAATCTAGAGTTGATGGTCTTCCAGAAACAGCCTTGAACAGAGACCAAATTAGATTAGATGCTGTTTATGATAGAAACGCTATAAAGGCTAGAAGAGAATCTGGTTTACCATTAAATACAACATCTGAAAAGATGCAACAAGAAGCTGAAACTCTAGTTGAAGCAAAAAAGTTTGTAAGAGATGAGATTGCTAAAATAGCAGCTAAGGGTGCTACAGGTAAAAAACTGGCATCAGAACTTGAAGATGTTATTTTTAGAAGATTACAGTCTCCAACTGATGAGGGCGTGACTGTTGGTATGGCTCTTACAGCATTTAGATCCGCTGATATAATAAATACTATTTTGCCACAATCAGCGGATGTTACTCTTAATTTTCTTAACTCAATGACAACGCCTGAAGGCGCTCCTGTTGAGGGTTCTTTTAATGCTGCTGCAAATTTAATGAAGCTGTCATTTACATCAATAAAATATGACAAAGATGGCAACGCTCAATTTGTTGTTGATGATAGTATTGTAAGAGAGACCGCTGCTCATGAGGGTTTTCACGTTCTTCAACAATACTTTGAAACGCATGATCCTAAGGTTGCTCAACTTTTAAACGAGGAGTTTGGTGGCAGAAACGAAATAAGAGACTACAGTAAATCTAATTCTTTTAAGTGGATACAAAAATACAACAAAAAGTTGCACAACGATCTTGTAGCAATGAATGACAGAGTTTTAACAGAAGAAGAAATTGCTGCTAATAACGAATTAGACAAACCAAAGGTTTTTCCAACTAATGCAAGTGGCGCTCCTATACAAGGATTAGAGGGTTACGAGTTAGCAGCATACGCTTTCTCTGCATACAATCAAGCAAGACTAAACGGACAAACACCAGTTCTTTCAGGTGGCATGTCTAGATTTTTTAATTTTGCAAGATTGTTTTTGTTAAGAATGGGTAACGCTCTAAGGGGTATGGGATTTAAATCAGTAGATGACGTTCTTGAAGGAATATCATCAGGCGCGGCTGCTGTAAAATTAAATGGTAGACCATTGGCGGACAGTGAGTTTGACGTAGCTTCAATAAACCAAACACCTCCTGAGGATCTTGCAGAGGAAATTGAAACCACACAATTTAGTCAAAGGTTTTTACACCCAGATAGAAATGAAACTTTTCAAGAACCAGCAGATAGAAAAGAATTTGTTACGTTTTCTGACGGATCAAATATTGCTGGTTACATTAAAGACAAAGATGGTAAAAACGTACCAATTAAAGTTCTTAAAGGTCAGCATTACAGAAAGGACACTGGTAGAACAAGACCTGACGGCACACCTATATTAAGGCATGGCGGTTTCGGAATGAGGCATGTAATGTATGGTCATGAAAATGATATAATAGCCAATTCACCTTATAACACATCGCCCACTATAAAATCTGCTGATGATAGAATTAAATTATTTATCCAAAATGTTGTAACCAATGGCAAAGTAATACACAAAAAAACAAAAAACGATGCAGAAATTGGTGAAATAAAAATTGTTTTTGGTAGAGATACTTACAATAGGTATGGTCAGTCAGAAGAACAGAAACAAATGATGCAGGATCTTGGTTGGAAGTATATGGGAGTTGTGTCTGCACATGAGCGTATACCATCTAATCCTAGATTTGGTGGTCAAAAGTATTACAGTTTGCAAACAGCCTTTACTGAACATATAGAAGGTGGTGTTGACAGAACACAACAAGCAGCTAATGAAGCATTAAAAAACAAAATATCAGACAGGGGTATTCAAAGACAAGCAGAAGGCGTTAGATCTGCAAACAAGGTTGAAGAAGTAAAAAGTCGTTTACCAAAAAGAATGACAAGCAACCAAAAGAAAAGAGAAATAGGTTTTATAAAAAATAGAACAGATTTAAAGCCTGAAGAAATTGGTGAATTAATAAAATATATAAAGTTAATTCCAAACTCTGATATAAGGTATTCTTCTCGTGGCGTTGCAATGCCAAAAAATGTATCGGGAAGATTAAGAGATGAAGATCTTTACAGCGCAAGAACATCACCACCTAATCTTGAAGTTAAGAGTTTAGCTGACGAATACAAAAATATTACAGGAATTACAAAATCTTCTTTTGATAATGTAGTAGAATCCTTTACGCCTGACATGACAGAAAACGTTCTTAAGGTAGCCGCTGATATACAAGAAAATATTGCTCACGCACCTAACGATACGCAAGTAAAGGCAACGTACAAGGCGTTTATTGATGAGACTGTTGCTCAGTACAAAATGCTTGGGGATATACAAATTGTGCCATATGAGGGGAACGGAGAACCATACGCCAACTCCGCTGAAATGATGGCAGATGTAAGAGACAATAATAGATTATACTTTTTCATGACAGAAAACGGGTTTGGAGAAGATGACGATACAAGTTTTCAACACCCCCTTTTAGAAAAAAGTGAGTTTATAAATTCTCTTGGACAGCAAATGGTATTTAATGACTTGTTTAGAATTACTCATGACATATTTGGTCATGTACCTCAGGGTTTTGGGTTTGGGCCTCTTGGTGAGTACAATGCGTTTCAGGAACACTCGCGCATGTATTCTGACGATGCCGTTCCTGCTTTGGCTGCGGAGACATTGGCTCAAAATGCTTGGGTAAATGCAGGTAAACATTTAAGAAGAGAAGACGGCTCTTTGCCAATAAGAGGTGACAACGATTTTGTTCCGCTGTCGGAAAGACCTTTTGCTGCACAAAAAGCATATGCATTTCCAATGGAAGTGCTTAGACAAGATCCAGAAAACGGAACAATGTATTCTGCTCGTGGTTCTTCTAATCCATTTCCAAAAAGACCAAAGGAAGAAGTTGAAGGCAGAATTAGAAGACAAGAAAAAAGACTTACTGGCAAGGATAGGGATATTTCAAATGCCCCAACAAACAATAGAACAGAATTTAGAGTAAATGGAAAGTTGCAGTTTGTTACAGGTAAAATCACATTTGCTGACTGGTTAGAAAAGACACAGAACATTTTGACTGAAAAAGAATTTAAGGAAGCAAGAACTTGGTACAATCAAGCTAACAAAGTTTATAGAAAATATTTTGGCAAAGACTGGCCAATGCACTTAGCTGCTTGGTTAATGGCCAATCAGCAAGCATCTCCTTCAACAGCACAAATGAACGCGCTTAGAGGACTAGAGCAAGCCTTATCTAATCCTAGAAAAGAATCAAAAGACTTTAAACAAGCTGGGTTAGCCGCTGAAAATCTTGACACATTTTTTAAATATATGAAGGGTTTAGAAAAGGATATAAAAATATCTGCGGGCGCACAAAAATTATATGATTTTGTAGACTCAGGATTATTAAGACCGACTCGTAGATGGATGGGTGACAAAGCAGAAGGTGGTTCTCCGTTTGTTGCTGATGTTCATACCATGAGAGACATGGGGATGATTGATCCTCTTACTCTTGCAAAGTTAGAAGAAAAATTTGGAAAACAAGCAGTAAAAGGTTTGAAAGAAGATTTTGGGGGGAGTCCATCTGAGCAACAGTATGAATTAACCGCTGATTTTGGAAAAAGACTTACAGACTACCTCAACAATAATCAAGTTGATGGAGGTGGGTGGACACCTGCACAAGTTCAAGCAGTTGGATGGATGGCAACTACTAAATTCTTAGATAAACCGGGACAGTTGCCAGAGTTTGCTATAACAAATAATATAAGACGTTTAAATTTTGAATTGGCTTTTGGAACGGGCGCTCCATTTAATGAAAAATTTCCAGACTTTAAAGATCTGTCAGTTAATGGACAAAAGTTTGTAACCCAAACAATTTTAAATGACATTATTGATGTTGCTAATAAATTTACTGGAGCTACAGAAAAAATAAGAGTTCATGCCACTGGAGGTTGGGAAGCATCTGGAGCAAATCCAAATGCTAGGCTTGAGCTAATATCTTCACCAGAGGTTGCGGTTGATGTAGCAAATATTATTGGTCTTATGGCTGAGCAAGATGCTGTATTGGTTTCAAAATTTTCTCCTAAAAAAACATCTAGTTCTAAACTTGGAATTATGGTTTACCCAAGATCTGGAGATGCTTTAGCAAACAACACTATGATGGATCTTCTTTGGCAGTCAATATGGAACAAAGGACTTGCTCAAAACAAGAATAAACCTCTTTCTGATAATAACTTTCATCTTATGATGGGTTATTCAACAGAGATGGTAGGAAACAGAACAGCCATGAGCATTATGCCATCTAAGTTTGATGGTTCAGTAAAATTTATGGGTGGCAAGGGACTGCAAGAAAGAATTGAAAATGGAGACGTGCTTGATGCGATAAAGAACGTTGCTGATGAGCTTGGTCTTGACTTGGTGGTTAAATTAACACATCATGAGAGTGAATTATTAGATAACAATTGGGAGACTGATAAAGATGGGCAAGGTTACAGTGGAAGGCTTTCTGACAGATACGGAAGTGAAAGAGTTAAACAAGGGTTACAGAATTTCAAGCGGGATAAACTTGAACCCAGAATATCTCAAGCAATTAAAGAAGCACAAGGCCGTTTCCAACAAGGACAAAAAGAAGAAAAAATAACCCTTGATGTCTACAAGGAAAAACTAAAAACAAAAACGTCTGAAGAGATTGTTCAAGAAATAAATTCTAACGAGGAGATGTATTCTTCTCGTTCAGGCATGGGTAGCAAACCAACAGATCAAATATTACAAAACTACAGTCCAAACAAGGAAGTTGTAGGTTACAAAATATTTGAGCAAGCTCCTGATGGTCAATTGTATCCTCTCTTTGTTGATGCTAAAAACCCAGTTCCCATTGGTGTTTATATTGGAGCAAATGACAACGTATTTAATTTTGTTGGTCAAAATGGAAAACAATACGTTCCTGCAAAGACGGGTGACTATAGGTTGATTGCTGATGCGAAACAGGAACAGCTTATAAAAGCTCAAGGGATTACAATAAATTACACTGGCAAGTCTTCATTTGATCCTAAAACTGGTAAACAGCATCCGTTTGGAGCTATACAGGCTGTTGCTTACAGACCGGGATGGCATGCAGGTGACAGACCAATAGCCGCGCATCTTGCAAAAGAAAAACCAACAAAGGCAGGATTTAAAAGAGTTTGGGCAAAAGTTGTTTTTCCAAATGATTTTGATTGGTCGCAAAAAGTTCTTGAAGAAGCACCCAAGTATCTATCTGGCCCAAACAAAGGTAAGCCAAATTTAAAAGAAGCAGACCTACAACGCATGCCTTTTGATGGTTTTTATAATTATAAAACAAATCAAAGCAATGAAGACGCTTGGATGATAAGTGGTCAAATGAAAGTTATTGAAACGCTTGACGATCAAAGAGTTGCTCAAGAACTTGATTTGGTAAGGAACAGAGAAAAGGGACTTCCTGATCCAAGAGGAACTATGTACTCAGCAAGAGGCACTGTACAGTCTTTTGAAGAGGTATTTTTAGCTGACGATGACAGCACATTTAACAGATGGCTTGGAGCATTTAAAAGAGTTTTCCCTACTAAAGACAAGTTTGTAGGAGAATATGTAAACGGAATGGAAATGTGGGGCAAGCTAGAAGAGCAAGAAAACTTTAGACTTGGCAAAGGCAGAAAGAGAATGAACGTTGCCGAGGGTGCAATGAAGTACATGGAAATGACCATGAATACTGCAGGTCGTAATCAGGTTATTTTAAAAGAAGGTATCCCTATTATGAGAGATGATGGGGAAATAAGTATTAAGGAGGGATCAAAAGGTCTCATAGAAATCTTTAAACCATTAACCTCTGGAAATTACAAAAACTTTAAAAAATACATTACAGCAAGAAGAGCGCAGGCACTAGGTGAAAAAGAAAACCTTATAAATAAAGCTACAATAAATGAATGGCTTAAGTTAGAAACTCCAGAATTTAAACAGATGTTTGACGAATACCAAGAGTTTAACAAAGGCTTGCTGCAGTTTCTGGTTGACTCAGGTGTTTTGACCAGTCGAGAAAGAGACAACCTTAAAAAATATGACTACATTCCATTTTACAGAGAGATGGAAGAAGAAAGATTTAAGGGAGATCAGGGAAGATTGTTTAGACAAGACGTTCTTGGGCCAAACGCAAGTGCTGTTTTAAACAATCCCGGTCAGAACATTATTCAGAAATACAAAGGAAACACACAGCTTCTTGGTGATCCATTGGAGAACATCTTTAGAAATGCACAAGCATTTATTTCAGCAGGATCAAAGAATAAAGCAATGCAAAAAGCTCACAACTTGTTATCCAGAAACGAGGTTGGTAAACAAGTAACCAAACGTGAAAGCGATTACACTATTAGTTTTAGAGTAAACGGAGAAAAAGTTTTCTATGACCTATCCGAGGATACTCAGTATTTTCATTCACTAGCATCCATGACACCTAGACAAACAAAAGGTTTAATGAAAGCTGTTGAAGTCATAGCAAGAGTTTTTAGAGAAGGTGTTACTCACGCTCCACCATTTATGATTGCTAACTTAATAAGGGGTGACATGGCAGGTTTTGTTACTGTTGACGCTCCACTAAGACCAATGATTGATACGCTTGGAGGATTAAAGAACGCATTAAACGACACAGAAACAATTAAAGAGATGAAGTTAATTGCAGGTGTCGGCGGATACGCTTGGGGGGATGACTATAGAGATACAGCCTCAATGGTCAAAAGACAGATGAGAGCAAGGCATCGTGGCTATAAAATAATTGATAGTCCACAAGCTGTTGTTGATTTGACAAAAGGAGCTTGGGGTCAATTAACAAAACTGGGTGAAGCGTCAGAACTTGCGACAAGAGAAGCAATATACAGAAGACTGAGAGAGCAGGGCATGTCAAAAATGGATGCAGCTTATGAGGCTCTTAATGTTATTAACTTTAATCGTAGAGGTCTTTCACAAACAGCAAGTGGTGTAATGATTAATTCGTTGTTGCCAGTTGTTCCATTTTTAAATGCTAGATTTCAAGGATTGTACAGAACCTTTGAACCAATGATTGCGGGTAAGGAAGCTGACAGAGCGGGTACTCTTCGTAAAGGCATGGGCCTTATGGCTGCAAACTTGTTGTTATACAGTTTAATGTCGCAAGACGAAAGGTGGAGAGAAGAGCCATTACACAGAAAGTTAGCGTATCACATTATATATCCTAACATATTAGGTCTTGAAGATGTTCTTGGTAAAGAGCCTATACTAATACCAAGAGCTTTTGAAATTGGAGCTATATTCACTTCTATTCCAGAAATGTTTATTGACAGTGTAAGAGAGAAAGATGGCGATATTGTAGCTGATGGTTTACTACATACGTTCCTAAATACATTCTCTTTCAATCCTTTGCCACAAGCCCTTATACCTGCCATTGAAGTTGCTTCAAATTATGACTTCTTTAGAAATAGAAACATTGACAGCGCATCACAGCAAAGATACTTGCCATCAACAAGAATTGGCCCAACTACTCCAGAGGCCGCAAGGCTGTTGTCTGTGGCATCTCAGGAAACATTGTCACCAAATCAAATAACACAATTAATAAATGGATACTTAGGTACTCTTGGTGGATATATGTTAACAGCTTTTGATGTGGTTGCATCAGGCACTGGGGCAATACCAACAAGACCTACTGGAGTTTTTGGGGACAGCTTCGTTGGACAGACCGCAGAAGCATTGGGCTTTGGTCGTTTTAGGAAACAATTCCCTGACGCGTCAAATAAGTTTGTTAATGATTTTTACGAGTTAAAAAGCGATGTAGATACAATATATTCTACAGTTAACAGATTAGCAAAAGATGGCAGAACTGAAGCCGCTCTTGACCTTATTGAAGAAAACAAAAAGAAATTAGGTTCAAGAGCAACTCTAAACAACCTTAACAAAAGTTTACAGACTATAAATTCTCAAATAAGAATTATCAGGTTAAGCACAGAAATGACAGCAAATCAAAAACAAACAAGACTTAAGGCATTGATAAAGCAAAGAAACTCAGTTGCAAGAAATGTTGAAAAAATAATAAAATACATCAAGTCATAACTTTTGTGATAAAATAGTTTTAGGAGTATTTATGAAGGGCTACACTATTAAAGGCGGACATAAAAGGGCTACAAAATCAGGCGCTGGCATGACCAAGAAAGGTGTTGCCAAATACAGGAGGGAGAATCCCGGCAGTAAACTTAAAACAGCCGTTACAGGCAAGGTGAAGGCCGGAAGCAAGGCTGCAAAAAGAAGAAAATCATTTTGCGCAAGAAGTGCAGGACAAATGAAACAATTTCCAAAGGCAGCTAAAAATCCAAACAGTCGATTAAGACAAGCAAGAAGAAGGTGGAAGTGTTAAATGGCAGCAAAAAAGAAATCAGGTTCAAAACCTAAAAATCCCGCTTTGTACTCAAGAGTAAAATCTGAGGCAAAAAGAAAATTTTCAACATATCCTAGTGCGTATGCAAACGCATGGTTGGTAAGAACGTATAAGAAAAGAGGCGGTACTTACTAATGGCAAAGCCACAGGGTGGGTTGACCAAATGGTTTAAAGAGGATTGGCGTGATGTCAAGACTGGCAAAAAATGTGGTCGATCTGGTAAAGAAAAAAAATCAAGACCTTACCCTGCTTGCAGACCAAAGTCAGTTGCAGGAAGAATAAGCAAGTCTGAGGCAAGAAAAAAGACAGGTGCATCTAGGGTTAATTGGTCAGTCACTGCATCAGGAAGAAAACGAAAAACAACTAAGAAGAAAAAATAATGTGGATACCAGTAATAACAATATTGTGGTCTCTAGGAGACACAGCAGCTTGGGTTAATTTTCCTATGATTAACTTCCCGCTTTCAACATCAGATAAATGTTATGAATACATTGATCAAGTAAGAACTCAAACAATGTTAAATCCTGACTACTTAAACGGATATAGTACTTGCGTTTACATAGGTGAACCAAAAGGAGAAAAGACATAATGTTTCAAGCATTAATCGGGCCTATTGCTGATCTTGCGGGGTCGTTCATGCAAGGCCAAATAAATAAACAAAAAGCAAAAGCTACATTAGCACAAACTAAAGCAGAGGCTGAAGCTGAAATAATGAGAACTGCGGCTACCCATGATTCAAAATGGGAAATCATTATGGCACAAGGAACTCAGAACTCGTGGAAAGACGAGCTTGTCACAATTGTTATTCTAATCCCCACAATCTTGGTCTTCATTCCCGGCATGGAAGATGTTGTTAAGAACGGATTTGCTAGACTTAATGAGCTACCAGAATGGTATACTTACCTATTATTTTTAACAGTATCTGCCGCATTAGGAATTAGGGGTCTCGATAAATTTAAAGGTAAAAAATAATGCCCGAAGGTTGGGAGTGGATTTTAGTTATAATGGTTAGTTTAAATACAATAATAAATGCAACCTCATTTTTTTATGGAATAAAGAAATATGTCAGAAAACGCAAACGATTTAGTTCCTGATAAACTAACATATCAAACAAACAAGAGAAGAATGGCTTGGGTCTTAATATTTCTCATGGCATTGACTACAGTTTTAACGCTTGCTTTTCCAGATAGATTAGCAGAGGCTGAAAGTATATTGATGACTCAATATATAAGTATGTGTGGATTAGTAGGAGCTTACTTTGGTTTTAGTGCAATCAGCGGAAAAAAATAAAGGTTGGAATAATCACGAAGAGACTTTTGAAGAAGCTCTGAGAAGAGAATTATTGTCAGCTAGAAAAGAGAATGAATTGTTAAGGGAAGATTTAAAACAAATAACAAGTGCTTATTACAAAGCTATTGGCGAAAAGTATGAGAGTAGATAACGATTATTATCCTACCCCTCAGTCAATATTAGATGTTCTTGTTGATGAGTTAGAATGGCCAAAATCAACAACAATATGGGAGTGTTGTGCAGGCGATGGAAGATTGGTCGATACATTTGAAAAAAAAGGATACGAAGTAATAGCTCATGACATTGTTTCGGGACACGACTTTTTTGACTGGTCAGAAGCTCCAACGATAGCGCTGGTTACCAATCCACCATTTAAACATATAAGACCTTTCATTGATCACGCATTTAAAATTGGCATTACAAAAATGGCTTTGGTATGTCCTGAAAGACTTTGGGCATGCGCAAAGGGTAAGAAACAATTTATGAAACATCAACCATCCAGATTTATTAATTTGGATTGGAGAGAAGACTATCTTGGAAGAGGTGGTAAACCTGACAGAGCTTTGGCTATAAGCATCTGGGATGGAGCTATAAATAAAAAAACAAATTATGAGGTATGGAGTAAGAATGGAAACGTTTACTGATAGACTAAGAACAGATTTAGAACATGATGAGGGAGTAAAGTATGAAATTTATCTCGATCACTTGCACCTACCTACATTCGGAATTGGTCACTTGGTTAGAAAAAAAGATCCTGAAAGCTCAATGGAGGTCGGCGACCCGATTTCAAAAGAACGTGTCGAGTCCGCTTTCGAGGAAGATATTGCGACTACTATTAAAGACTGCAAAAGAATCTTTAAAGCGTGGGACACCTTACCCGAAGAAGCAAAATTTGTAACCGCGAATATGTGTTTTCAATTAGGTGGGCCTAGATTTACCAAATTTAAAAAGACCATATCACATTGTAACAATCACAAGTGGGTCGATATGGCTAGTGAGATGAGAAATTCCAAATGGTATACACAAACAACAGCAAGAGCAGAGCGTTTAATAAAACGTATATTGGATCTTGATCAAACATAACTTATTAAGTCACTAGCAACTTCTGATGATTTAAGCATATATTCAGGAAAGAATTTTGCATAATGTTTTTCAGTAATCTTTGTGCTTGTGTGACCTAAATAACTGCTAAGCTCGTTCATTGATACCTTTCCTGATTGAGCCATATGAACAGCGCATGTATGCCTTAGTGTGTGGAAACAAACTTCAGATCCTAGATCAGCTTCTTTAACTGCTTTCTTATACACAAACTGAACTTCCTTAACTGGCCTGCCCCTTCTGCTTTGTATAACATAACCTAATACACTTTTAGAACACGCTTTCCTTAGTTCAGAAACCATAGCCTCAGGAACTGGGACAACAGATCTTGGTTTTTGATTTACAAGATTGTTTCTAAAATCTATAATACCTCTCTGACCCGCACCCCAGTTTATTTGACTGGTCGTTAAACCTAACACAGCTTCCTTTCTGGCTGCCGTTGTTACTGCAAGTTTGCATGCCAGTGCTATGTGTGGATTTTTAATTAATGATTTTGTTTTTAATAATCTTTTTATTTCATCTTTTGTAAGCCATCTATTTCTTACGTTAGTGTTATGAGCTATACTTATAGATTTTGGTTTTTCATCAATAACATCTTCATTAAAACAAAAATTTATAGATGCGCTAAGAACGTTTAGTTCTCGTGCAATAGTTTGAGGCGATACATTTCTTTCTTTTAGATATTCTTGACTGTGTTTTTTTGTTATCAAGTTATGGTGTATGTCCCCATAAAAACTATTTAATTGTTTAACAATACTTTTAAGCCTTGTACTTTCGCCCTTGCTCTCTTGGTAGTATTTCAAAACCTCTCTTATAATCATAATTATATTCCTTCATAATAAACTTGTATATTTCCCCTTCTAGAGTTTTTGCAGGGATTACAAATAAAGATATGTTTGTTCTCAGCTAAAAAAGTTTTTTGACATCCCAAACATTTTTTTTTAATTTTTTCACTTCCAAAGAATCTTTCGGTTCTGTTCAGTTGTTTTCTTTTCATAAATTTTTCCCTGCCCATTCTTCAAATCTTTTTGCAAGTTGATTTAGTTCTTCTACTTTAGAATGATTCTTAACTATTTCTCTTCTGCTAGATATTCCCAAGTACTCTCGCATAGCCTCAGCACATGCCTCTTCATCTCTTCCTATACCCCATGCAAAAGAATCTTCATATATTTCTTCCCTCATAAACTTTTGAAACTTAATGTTCCTACATAACATTCCTGCACGTTTTAGCGCTCTATCGCCTTCTGTAATAATTGACTTATTATTTGGGTTGTCGTAATCAAGAGCCTTGATACCCATGACAATGGAAGTTCTTGGGTAACAATTCATTAACCAATCTGCTCCACCTAAATCTTCAACGTAAAATGTAAGTCTCCAAAAGCCACCATCCTTTTCATCCATTACAAAACTTACAACTTGAGCCTCTAAGTAACAAACTTCTTCAAATGCTTTTTTAGGTAGTTTCCTTACCATAATATTCTTTAGCCTTTTCCATTGGATCTATTCCCTGCATTGCCCAAAATAATTGTTCTCCATACTTGTAGAGATGTATGTCTCCGTGACATTTTCTACAAACTGGAACAGTCCAATTATCTCCAACCTTTCTTCCCATTCCTGACTGCTCAGCAAACGTAATGTGATGAGGATCTGATTGAGGTGGCGCGTTGCAAATCAAACATTCCATTTCTCTTATTTTTTTTAAATGTTTTTCAGACTTAATATTTTTTTGGTGAGGGATGCTTGGCATTATCATTAAATATTGGTATTCATTTTTCAATAAGTATAAAGTTTAAAAGAAACCAAACACCCCTCATAACTGTTAAAATGGTATTTCGTCATCTAAAGTTTTATTAGATCCGCCGTTATTTTCTTTTGGTGGCAACGATACGTTATAACTTCTAATACCTAAGTTCATGTAATGTTTTCCGCCTGATTCATTTAACATGGCTTTTACTTGACCTATAACTGTTACTTGTGTTCCCTTTTTATAAGCAGAAACCATTTTATCAGCAGAGCTATTGCCATATAGAATATCATAGAAATTAACATGATCATCCTTATCTTTTCCTTGATAAACATTGTCTGCAATTTTCATGGCAATAAACTTACTATCGCCAAAGGTTTTAACTTCAGCATCTGCTGTAAGGTGTCCAACAACTGTAATACTATTCATTTATTTCTCCTCTAGTGTTGATTTATGTGTTTTAAATTCAGCGATTAAAAAGTCATAGTCTTTTTTGTTGCTCTTTTTAATCCTATGCAACGTCATTTGGTTTTCAGTATACCATTCGTTAAACTCAGCTTGGGTTGCCCATGTGTTAAGTTGTATGCCCGCTCTAAGAGCATCCCACATATTTTTTGCATCTTTAGATAACTCAATCTGTTCTCCATCATTAAAATCAGGTGTAAAAACTATAGTGTTACTTTCTTCGTTGACAACCTCAATGTCGTCACTCCCCGCAACACCCAAAGCAGACTGTAACGCATATCTACGCATCAATGTCCATACAGCTCCCATTTGAGTTGCTTTCATATCATTTTGTTTATATTCAAGCTCAAATATAAAATGCTCTCCCGACTCATGACCCAAGATTGTCATGACTTTGCCTTGAGCAATACCCTGCATAATAGAAATTCCATTCTTATTCAAAGCTGTTCTAGTAGCGTTATTAATATCGTTTATGTCAGCATATTCTCCATAGTGACCCTTTTTACTTCTAATCACAGTTTTAAAATCTAGTTGCGCTTTAGCAAATGCTTTCAAATAATTTTTAACCTCTGTGGATGAGTGTATAATAGGTAGTTTATCCAATTTCTTTCTCCGTTTTATATTTTAAATATTGATCACAAACCTCAGCTACGTTGCACCAATTATTATCACAACGTCTTCTTTCTGATGCTCTAATAGTTATATCCCAGTCTTCGTAAGTAGTACCCTTTGTACTTCTGTGTTCTCCGTCAGCTATCCAACTAAGTGCATCTCTTTCGCTATCAAATATTTTTGTTGGTCTAGAATGACCTTTCTTTGTTGCTAAAAACTTTGGCTCTGTTGACCACATTTCTTCATCTGTACACTCAGGCATTTCCTCTTGATAATGCAACTTAACTCTATCAAATATATATTTCTTTGTGTCCTCTTCATCCCAAAGTTTGTATTCATATTTCATAATTGGTAATTGAGGATATTCAGGATTTCTGTTAGCTTCAGACTCTTTCCAATCTTTTATGAGCGCCCATATTATGAATGACGTTGGTGTGTAACCATTCTCTCTGCAAAGAAAAGAATATATATTGCCTTGCTTTTCATAATCCTTCATCCCTGACTTTGCTTTAAATGCAGTAATAACTTTCCAATCTTGAATAATAACTGGTTGAGATACCTCTTTACCTAAGGCTTTGCTTGCCTTTTGCTTGTCAACTGGTTCTAGGGCATCAATCTGACCCGACACTACTTTTCCATCAACTGTCGCATAAAATCTTTCTTCAACTATCCAATCTTCAGGAGCATGCTGTTCCATCATATTATGAAATGCAGTTCCCAATGCTGCGGCTATTCTTCTTTTTGCATCCTCAACTATTTCATGGCTGTATTCAGATCTAAGCCTAGATATTCTTGGAGAATCAAGAAGTCTTGTTGCAGAAATGTCAGTCATTGCACCGCCATCATATGTATCGTTCTGCAAAAAATTTTGTATTGGCTTTGGAAAATTATCTAGGTTTGCTAATTTCATAGAATATTTATAAATCAAAAAATTGTTGATTGCAATAAAAAAATAACATCCCCTTATTTGACTAGGCAGAACTCTTTATGTAGTATCAGACTATGGCCGTTAGAAAGAAAAGACTATCAAATCCTGAGTATCATTTGCAATGCTTAATAATTGAATTTTTAAAAATACAATTACATAAGAGTGCTTTGTTAACTTGTTTTCCAAGTGGTGGTGGTGGTAAAATTCGTGGAGCAATGTTAAAACGTATGGGTCTTGTTGCAGGGTGGCCTGATCTGCAGATAATATTTAAAGGTAAATATTACGGACTTGAAGTTAAAACAGAAAAGGGCAAAGTTTCTGAAAATCAAAAAGCTATCCATGATTCGCTTATAAAACAAGGTGCAAAGGTCGCAGTTGTAAGAACGCCTGAAGAGGCGTGGATACAAATCAAGGAATGGGGTCTTGGAAGATAATAACAAAAGACTGTGGCAAGGCGTTGTGTTGCAGGCTCTGCTTGATGCAGGTAACTTAAGCAAAAGTATAAATCCTTCTTGGTCAACGCCATCTAGAAATTTTATGCACAAACGAGTTGCAGACGAGGCAAAAAAATGGTTTACTGAAAATTGTCAAGATTTTCAAGACGTATGTCACTTAGCCAATCTAGACCCTCGTTTGATAAGAAAATTTGCAATGAAAGTTGCAAGGGGAGATCCTTCCGCTAAAAAATCTCTTATTGAATGGCGAGATTGGTTTAAGAGACCAAAATTTACATTTAACACGGAGAAAAAAAATGAGTCCAAAAACTAACATTTCAATAGAAATAGATAAAATGAAGTATCGTCTTGATGGCGAAACATTTGAAGGAAAGGTTGAAAGAATTGCAAGAACCCTTTCTGATAATCAGGAACATTACGCTCACTTATATGAAATATTATATAAGATGAGGTTTTTACCTGCGGGTCGTGTACAAACTGCAACTGGTTCTCCAAGAGCGGTTACAGCATTTAACTGTTTTGTTTCAGGAAAGATTGAAGATTCAATGGACTCAATAATGGACAGAGCAAAAGAGGCGGCTGAAACAATGCGCAGGGGCGGTGGAATTGGATATAACTTTGGACACATTAGACCACATGGTGATTGGATAAAAACCCTTGATAGCAAGTCCAGTGGCCCGATTAGCTTTATGAAGATCTATGACGCAATCTGTCAGACTATTGCCTCTAGTGGCCACCGCAGAGGCGCACAGATGGGTGTTTTTCCTATTGATCATCCTGACGTTGAGGCTTTTATAAATGCAAAGACAAATGAAAATCAACTTACTGGATTTAATGTTTCTTTGGCCATTACTGATGACTTTATGAAAGCGTTATTAGAGGACAAAGAATTTCCATTAACCTTTCAAGGCAGAACATATAAAACAATAAACCCAAAAGAACTTTGGGATACAATAATGAGAAATACTTGGGACTGGGCAGAACCCGGAGTTTTGTTCATAGACAGAATAAATCAAATGAATAATTTATATTATTGTGAAGATATTGAGGCAACCAACCCCTGCGGTGAACAGCCTCTTCCACACTACGGCGCATGCTTGCTTGGAAGTTTTAACCTTCCAAAGTATTTAATTGAAAGAAACGATAGACCGCCATACTTGTTTGATTGGGTTGAGTTTGAAATGGATATTGAACATGTTGTAAGGGCGATGGACAATGTAATTGATAATACAACTTACCCACTTAAAAAGCAGGAAGAAGAGGCAAAAGCTAAAAGAAGAATGGGTCTTGGTATAACGGGATTAGCTAACTGTGCTGAAATGCTAGGTTATCCATATGCATCAGACAGTTTTATTTCTTTTCAATCTGACGTTCTTAAAAGACTAAGAACAGAGGCATATAAAGCATCCGCAAAATTAGCTGACGAAAAGGGTGCATTTCCATTATTTGACAAGTCAAAATATTTAAATGGTAAATTTATTAAAACGCTTCCTAATACAGTTGTGGATGACATCGCAAGATGGGGTATAAGAAACAGCCACCTTACATCTATTGCACCAACTGGAACTATCTCTTTATCGGCAGATAATGTATCTAGTGGTATCGAACCACCTTTCTCACACTACTATGACAGAACCTTAAGAACGTTTGATGGAGATCAAATTGAAAGAGTAGAGGATTACGCTTACTCAATGGGTGTCAAAGGTTTAACTGCTGACGAAATTTCAGCACAAGACCATCTCAATGTTTTGCTTACATCTCAAAAGTATGTGGACAGCGCTTGCAGTAAAACCTGCAATGTAGGTGATTCTGTTACGTTTGATGAGTTTAAAACACTGTATGTAGATGCTTGGAGAGGTGGAGCAAAAGGTTTAACAACTTTTAGATCTGCAGGAAAAAGGTTTGGTATTCTTAACAAAGTTGAGGAAGAGCCTAAATCTGAGGCTTGCTACATTGATCCTGAAACTGGTGGCAAGGAATGTGACTTGTAAAAAAATTGTTGACAGTTATCTTATTTGGTTTTAACCATGAAATATGAAGAACGGATTTTACAAGTTATCTAGGGGGTGGATGGACAACCCAGTGTTTTCATCATCACGCTCATTTGACAGAAGAAGTGCATGGATATGGCTTATTGAGAACGCTTGTTTTAAAGATACAAAGCAAGACGTTCTTGGTAAGACAATCAAAGTGGAAAGAGGGTATCTTTACTGTTCGTTAAGTCAATTAGTAAGAGAGTGGTCATGGTCTGAAAAGGCTGTAAGAACATTTTTAAAAAGACTTTCTAATGATCACATGATAGACATGTATACGGGCGATGGAAAGACGAGGATTTTTATTGTAAACTATGATACTTACCAGTATGATGGGCGAACCTTTGACGATAAAGCGACAAGGTATCGGCAACAAAAGAAAGAAGGTAAAGAAGGTAAAGAAATAATAATACATTCAGATCTTGAACAAATAATGTCAAAAGATGAATTTAAAAAGTTTGTTTTAGCGCTTTACCCTAAAAGAGATGGCACACTTAATGTAACAAGAGCTTACGATAGGGTTCTTGGTTTAGTTAAAAAAAATCAAATGACTTTTAGTCAATTTTTTCGTGCGGTTAAAAACTATAAAAGATCCTGCGATGAGCAGGGAATTGTTGGTACAAAGTTTGTTCAACAAATATCAACATTTTCAAATAAAAACTGGATGGATTATGATCATGTATCTATTGAACCTACACAAGGGCCATGGAGTCCGTTTTAATGAATAACGAACAAGAAAAATTTTTAAACGAAAATAGAATATTTTTAAAAAACTACAAAGGCTTAGATGTGTTTCATAGAACGCATTGTCCTGATTGTGGAAAAAACAAAAGAGATAATTTGTCGGTTTTAATTACAAGGAAAGGCGGTGTGTATGCAAATTGCCACAGATGCAACAAAGAATGGAAAAAGCCATCCAAAGGAACTTTCTCAAACGATCATTCGTCAATTAGAGGAAAGAGGAATAGATACGGAAATGGCAGTGAAGTTCGGATTGGGGTTGATAAAAGGGCATGGTGGGTCTGAAAAACTTGCATTACCATTTAAGATAAACAATCAGACTTCAAGTTGGAAGGTGCGTTCAGTCGCCTCATCAAATGATGGTATGTTTTGGATTGGAAAAGAAGACGTAAGAGGAAAACATTTTTTTAATGAAGATTGTTTGAGAGACGAGAGCCTTAAAGATTATCCACTTATAATTACAGAGGGGGAGCTTGACTGTCTCACAATACTTCCGTGGTATCCAAAATGTGTTAGTGTTCCCAACGGAGCAAATACAAAATCAATACCTATTGAAGATGAAAGAAGTTACTCTGCATTTGAATATTTAAATAATGCGATTGACATTCTTAAACCAGTTAAAGAAATTATAATAGCAACAGATGGCGATCGTGCAGGTAGAGTTTTACTTGAGGATCTCGCCCTGCGACTTGGTAAACCCAGATGTCGCTGGGTGATGTACCCCTTTAAGAAATCTGACCAGTCAGAAAGATGTAAAGACCTAAACGAGAGTTTTAAAGAATGGGGGTATAATGGAATACAAAATATCATCGAAAAAGCAAAATGGTATCCGATCAGTGGAGTTTACACTATTGACGAACTACCGCCGTTACCAGAGCCAGAGGTATATCGCGCAGGCATGGGTGGTCTTGACAAGCATCTTGGTATTAGGCTTGGCGATTTTAGCGTTGTTACTGGGATACCCAGTCATGGTAAGTCAACTTTTGTAAATGATTTAATGTGTAGAATGATTATAAACAATGACATGAAGATTGCTTTTGCTTCATTTGAACAACCGCCTCAAAAGGATCACAAGAGAAACCTTACTCGTTGGATGATGCAGCGTCAAGACGGGGGTGTCAATGGTTTATCGACAAGTCAAAAAACTGAACTCACAGAACGCACGCTGCGGGAAAAGATCGTGTTCATTGTCAAAGAAGAAGACGAAACTGCTGATTTAGATTGGTTACTTGAAAAGATGTCAGCATGTGTTATTCAACATGATGTGGACATAATTGTAATTGATCCATACAATGAAATTGATCATAAAAGAGATTTTAGACAAACGACCACAGATTACATTGGTGACTCAATTAAAAAGATAAAAAGATTTGCAACTAGATATGACGTTCATGTTATGGTTGTTGCGCATCCTACAAAATTAAGTGAAAGAGCTGACGGAACTTTGCCTATACCAACATTATATTCTATAGAAGACTCAAGACATTGGTACAACAAGTGTGATGTTGGCATTGTTGTCCACAGAATAAGTAGCGAAAGTTTTTCATTGATTAGGGTTGTAAAGTCTAGGTATCACGATATACTAGGGACTCCGGGCGAGGTAAGGTGTAACTTCGACAAAGATACTGGCAGGTACAATGAACGATTTGAAGTCTACTAAAAAAAATAAAACGTTCACTCGCCAAGACAAGACGTTCACTCGACAAGACACAGCGCTCACTCGCCAATCTGATGATAAGAAAAATAAAAAAGCGCTCAATCGCCGTAAGATTAAAATGCAAACAGAAAGCAACAGACCAGTAGAAATAATTAGTGTTGGTAAATTTAAAACAACTGCAAAATATGCAGACACAACTAATTACGATTTATTATATTTTCAAGATAGAATTAATCAGGATCAACACCAAAGCGCAGAATATCTTTATGGTCTCGCCCTAGCATCAAACATAAAACTTTCTATATCTTCGTTTTTGTCCAACCCCATTCGTGAGCCAAAATCCGGGCAGCTATCACAGAGTGAGAAATCTGCTCAGTCAAGAAACACGTTGAACAAAATTCTCGCAGCCGTTTCCCAAAGATGTGGATCTTTAGCAGGGGAACTTTTGCAGGGTGTAGTTATTTATAACTATTCAATAAGGGAATGGTGCGCGATCAATAGCAAGGGAAGGGAAGGTAAACTGCAGACCTTGCAAAGCGCTTTGGATGAAGTCCAAAATTTTAGGGAAGGTAAAAGGGGTAATCCCTTAAGCTGATTACCCCTGACATTCACGAAATCGAAAGGATGATTCCCAACGTCTGTCAGGGTTTTTTCCAATCGAGGCACTCTCTGACTAATCCTCGCCCATGTCCATGTAGTTTAACTCCAACTACAAACCTCATGGGAAGGTTAACTATTGTTTTTTTCTGTTAAGTTTTGCACTTACGACTCTTAAATTCTTTTTTCCATTATTTCTAGGGTTACCATCTCTGTGGTCTATGTGCGTTCCATCGCCCTTTTTAACCCTGCCACTTTTTGTCATTGCTCTTCTATTCTTATTACGCAATGCTCTCTCTTGTTTCATTTTTTTTGAAGAATGATATTTTTTATATTCGCTCACGATCTTACTCTCTCTTTGGCTTTTTTTAAAGCGCAGTTGCAACACATCAAAATATCATTTTCGTAGACCATGCTTGTTTTGTATTTAACAGACCCACAAGCACATCTAAATTTTTGACTTGTTCCTTTTCTGTATCTCAATGTCAAGTCTCTGCCTTTGCCTTCTGATCCTAGCATATTCTGCATGATAGCTCCTTAACTTTTCTCTATTTTGTTCTCTATAATTTTTGTGGTAATTTCTTTCGCGAAATGCGATGCTTAAAGCCTCACGATGCTGACCTCTTAATTTAAATATTTTGTAAATTAATTTTGTTTTTTCGTGTTCGCTTTTGTCGCCACTACGAAACTCTTTTTTGATTAGTCTAAAATGTTTCCATATTTCTTCTAAACGAGTAGTCATTTTTTGCCTTTCACAGTACTTGTGGTGGTACTGTGATTATAATGTGTGATTCGTTCAAATAAACAATTTTTTGACGTTTTGTGAAAAAAAAATCTCTTTTTAAAGACCCTCAGAGGGGCAAAGATACCCCTCTGAGTGGTTTAGTACCCTATTTTTTTGGCTTGTCTTTGATGCTTATTATTTTGCCACTATCTGTATTCTTGGATAAATCCTTCAAATCTTTCAAAAAAGAATCAACATCAAGCTCTACATCCTCATATATTTTGTCATTTGGGTTTTCATCCATCCATTTGTCTCCATAATATTTAATTATGCTGTCTGCTATACCTATACATGTAGGTATTGTATCGCCTTTATAAACCTCTAAGCAAAAGTAGACGTTATTTGCAGATCCAACAGTTATGCTGTCTCTGTCTTCGTCAATTTCAGATACATGTAATTTTATGTATCCATCCATACTCCATTCCATTATTTATTCTCCATAATTAATATCCCATCTATAAAAGATGTGATCGTCTATTCTAGTTATAAAAGTTTTAGATGATGCCCAATCAGGCAAAACATAGTAAGCATGATAGTGTGTCGCTCCCTCAACAAAGTCATCAAGGTTGCCATAGTAAACACCATGAGCGACCAACATAGCATGCTCCCACGCGCCTTTATCTTTAGGCTCATCACTTTTGCCATCGCAGTACCAAGAGAATTGACAGCGATTTTTAATAGGAACACTAGGATTCCATTTATAGTGTTCCCCCTGATACACAACATCACAAACATTGTCAGGGTATCTTTCATCCCTAACTCTGTTCATGGTGACCTGCGCAACAGATATCTGACCAATCAGAGATTGTGATCTACTCTCATGATACACGTTAAGTGCTAAGCACATCAAAGCCTCAACAATCATAGCTATTATCCTTCATGTTTGATATTTCACTAAGTGGTACAGAGTATAGATATTCTACAGAACAATCATCCCCATCTGCATCAAATCTTTTTTTAATTTTAGATAAGAATTTTTTATTAGGTAGTTCTGAATAAAGCTCAACATCTTCGCCATGCTTGTGACTTATTAAAACAATGTAGACATCATTAAATGACATCTGTTTATAAAATGTCTCAATAACATATTTTCTCATCATTTTTTCATGCTTGTTTAACATGGGTTTTCCATTCTTATACTTTAATTTAGTCATCGTTGATCCACTCCTCTATAGATTCTAAGGGTTCTTTCTGCAAAAATATGGGTGTTCCTTCGCCCACATAAGATCCCAATATATTATAGCCAAAATAATCCATAGCCAATTCATGGGTCATATCGTCTCTCGCCATTAATATTTCTATGATCTTATCTTTGTCATATACTAATACATCTTTTTTATTGGATGGGTTCATTGCCCACCCAATAACAGCGCTGTTAAATCCGTCAGCTTTTAATGCTTTACTCATGGCTGTCCCTTTCTGCTAATCTTTTTCTGTTAGTGTTTCCAATAAAACCAATGATCATGTTTCTTAAACGGCAATACCTACCAAAAGTAGCATCATCATCATTTAAGGATCTGCTATCTCCCTCGACACAAAAATTTTCTATAAGATCATACAATTTTGTATCTAATAAAATAAAATCCTCATCTTTAATTTCATCTATGTATCTCATTTTTTTCCCCATTTCATTAAGTTATCAAAAGTAAAAATTATAAATACAGAAGATAGAACCAAGGTCATACCACTTATCATTATAACTTTATCAAAGAACTCCATATTACCCCATTGCCTTTCCTCGACAGAGCCAATTAATAAAAAACCAACATGGATGTATGCCCATGCAACAAGTATCATTAATATAAATATAAATATTGATGTAGACGTTCTCATATAGTGCCTTTCTCTGACTAATCAGATTTGTTGTTAAGTTGTGAAATGAAGGGTACAATCATACACGTCAGTATAATTGCACCCCTCTGAGCCTCTTTAAATCAAGACTTTTTTGAGTATTTTGTCTGTCTTTCTTTGGTTATGCCGTCACTTATTTTTTTTGCTTTATTATAAACACCTCTTATCTTGGGATCAGTATGATTTTTAAATCCACCATTTGACCAACCAAAGGGTATATTATGCCAAACTTTTTCTTCTGTGTTGTAAGCGAACCATAGATGGTATGCATTAGCATCGTCAACCTCCCTATCTGTAGATGGAAACAACATAACACCTTCAGCATCATAACCTAATATGTTGTTTTTAATATCCATCAGATCTGCATAATCACAGATAGGCTCTCTGTCATTTCGCATTATGTGAAGATGAACTGTTTCCCATGGCTTTTCCATAGGATGATCATCTATATCACGACCTCTATAAAGTATAATATAATAGTCACTACCATTAAATCCTGATAAATAATGCTTTGACCTTCTCTCCATGTAGTATCGTGCCGTAAAGAATTTTTTTGCCCCCAAAGGTTTCCAAACATATTCGCGTTTCTTCAAATATTCCTCAAGACTACCCAATATTTCTTTGGAATCTTTTTCTATAAATTTCATATAGTACCTTTCTCTGACCAATCAGATTTGTTATTAAGTTGTGAAATAGGGGGCATTGCGCCCCCCATCCTAATCGTTAAACACAGCCTCAAAAACTCTTCTTGTTCCCCATCTTCTTACAATGTTTACAATATCGTTTTTAGACTTTGCTTTTTTCACAACCATAGGATTGCTTGGGTCTCCCATTATACCAATGTAACCCTCATTAGATTTCCAAAATTTGTGACCATCTCTTGTCGATGTACTATTATCTATATGCTTTGAGTGCCAAGTTGCTTTATATATTTTGCAATCTTCTTCCTCAAATTCAAATGTCGCATCAGATACTAGGCATTGATCCACTACACCAATTCCATTATTTGCCACGTCTTTTATCCAAGTAGGTTTAAGTATTACTTTGGTGGTGTCTCCATATCCCCAATTTAACTCAGCCTTCTTAATAAACTTATTTGTTGCAACATCAATTTTAACATCTACGTTTATATAAACCTGATCGCCTAAACCACCATTTTGGTTTCTTAATATATCTCTAATCTTAGGCTTAAGATAGCTTTCAAATCGTTGTCTTAAACTATCGCCATTCTGATCTGATGCTGTGACTTTGCGAGCCTCAAACTTTTTATTATTTACATCCATTAAAGCAGATATAACTTGACCTTCAAGGACATTAACAAAAATATCAGGAATACTTAACTGCCAACCTTCAAGGTTGTTCTTCCTAATATATTCGTCAAAAAGATCATGTCTTCTGTAGCCGTTGTAAGAACCATTACTATCTTCCCTTGATCCAAATGTTTTTAGGTAACCCCAAAAAGGTTTAAGATCAAAACTACCATGAGGGTTCTTTGATGCATGGTTTATAAAATCAACAGCCTCTTTATGAGACCTGATACTTTCTTCCCATAGCTCTGATGGTGTAGGTCTATTTGAGTCACACTTGCCTTTAGCTTGTCTTCTTAATCTAAAATTATTGTTATAATTTGTCATCTCATATACTCCATTAGTTGTGAAATGGAGGGTACAATCATACACAGCAATGTAATTGCACCCCCCTGAGGGTCTTTAAATCAAGCCGTTTTGGAGAGGGTAGAGGTTAAACCTCTACCTTTATTGTCTTACCCCAAGGGGCAACCTTGTCAGTTGTTGCGCACCAAATTGTTGGAGTATTTACTTTCTTAGGGAATGGACATTCCATATCAGTAAATACAATCATGCATTTTGGCTTTAACTTTCTATCCTTCATTTCATCAATAAAGCATTGAAAGTCAGTACCACCACTCTGCCACCTATTAGGTAAAGCAAACTTTTCGCCTGCTTTAAAAGTATCAACATGCCAAACCTTGGTATGAAAGTAACCAAGGGTCACAGTTGAAGGCTTTATCTGATCAACAATTACCTGCACCTCTGCAAGGCATTGTGATGCCTCTGTTTGAGTTATGACAGATCCACTTGTATCAAACCATGCCACTAGATCCCCAACACCTTCTTTTTTTACTGCAGGCATTACAACACCCATAGGATAAACAGATTTATTTAACCTGCTCCAAGTCAAAGACTTTGGGAATAATGGTTTCATATATCTTCTTAGGATCTCATACCATTTGATCTGAGGCTTTTTGTTTTCAATGGCAAGGGAAGAGAATTGACCATCAAGAAGACCTCTTGACTTAGCAATATTCATCGCTTGTTCAATAGTTATATCAAGCTCAGCCTCATGGTGTTCCTTCTGAACATCAGATAAAGAAGACCCATCCTCATTGGTAGGCTTTACAACTACACCACAACCACCAACATCTGCAGGAACATCTTGCTTAGATCCTTGCTCTTCGCCTGAACTGTCTGGCTTGCTCTGATTATTTGATTGGTCAGATTTCTGATCGCCATCAGATTTGCCAGACGTTTTGCTTTGATCCTGATTTTCCTCAGGCTTAACGTACTCATTATCGTATACGTTTTCCCATGACCATCCATCATATTCCTTTTTATACAAGCCACCCTCAGGCATCTTCATTGAAGATTTGCCATTTCTTCTGCCCTGCTCTGCATTGATAGTATTTACAAGCATAGCATTTATTACATAATCCATGGATATATTTGCAAGCTCAGGATCATGATGTTCCTGCTCTCTCAGGTGGTGCTTAAGTATTACATGCAGTATTTCATGACCTGCAATAAATGTAGCCTCAGCCTTTGATAAACCTTTTATAAAATTACCATTCCACCTGATAGATTGCCCATCTGTGCAGGCTGTAGGTATGCTGTCATCCCTGACCCATTTAAGTTTTGTTGCAGGGATACCCAAGAAGGGTTGATGTATTAGTAGTGAAGACTTAGCGCTTATGATAAGCTCTTCTGCTGTCAAACCATTATCAATATTATTCATGATTGTTCCTCATAGTTGTGAAATAAAGGGGCGCTGTGCGCCCCTGATCAGCCATAGCCTGCCATTAGGGTTTCAAGGACATCATCACTATCTTTTTTAATCTCAGCTCTGTATGTCTCTTCTTTTGTAGCCTCATGGTCTATCCTGCATAATTTAATGACCTCTTTAATCTTTTTGTCATAGTCAGGGCAGTTATGTATGTTTTGATCCTTAGCAATAATTAACCTTTCCTGCAGGTTAACGATTGTTTTTTCTCTTAGCTTTGCTGTGCCATCAGCCTGCTTGTTAATCTCTTTTACAAGATCTACAACACCATCAAGAATGTTTGCCTGCGCTTGCTGTGCTAGGTCTAGCTTGCTCTTGTTAATAGTGCTGTCAAGTTTAGCTGTGTCAAACTTTTCTTTGAGACCCAAATTTTTATCAAATGCATTATCCTCAGGGATAGGCATATAATTAACTCTAAAAACAAATCTATCAGCTATCTGCTCAGCATCTCCAAAGCCACGATCTATAAAATCCTGATCAGTTATAACACCATTTTGAGTAGCTATAACATCTGACTTTATTTGGTCTAGCCTATTAACAAAGTCAGTAACCATTGATAAAAATTTCTGCCTGCAATCTTCCATCTTTTCTGAGAACAATGGAAGAGAGTCAGCGCAAATAACATCTGAACCCATGAGCTGACCTATAACAAATTTCTTAGCATCTTCCCTGCACTTTTTGCCAAAAGATATAATTTCATCCAATGGTGTTTTCTTGCTGTCTCCATTCTTAAATAAATTTTTACTTACAGCTAATAGGTCTGTCTTCACACCTTTTTGCTGTGCTAATTTCTCTGTCAATTCAACATCGACAAACCTGCAGGCAGGTGTCTTGATCTCTACATGAACTAACAAACCATGTGATTCTGAAAATGTCATATTGATATGCTCCCTTTTTTGATTGGTCAAATAATTGTTGATAGTAATCTAATGAAATTGTGCAGGGCATAAACACACCCTGCATTAGTTTATTTATTGCTGTTACTTAAGATGTCAGTAAATATCTTTACGTTCTTATTAGCTAAAGCAAATCTCTGATAATCTTTATTGCTCCAAGCCAATTTATTGTCCTTCTTCCAAACATCTCCAAGAGCGATAATTGCCCAATCTAATGGCAGGCGCTCGCAGTATTGAACAGTAGCGCTCAGGTTTTCCTTTGTAGCAAAAGAACCAAGGGCAGATACTAGCGCATAAAAAACGTCAGTTCTATCTTCTGCAGGAAGAGGCGCAGACAATGGGTTTTTATAAATCTCTGTTCTATTAGGAAGATCATTCATGACCCTTCTGAAGGCTATAAATTCAAGACCTACTGTATTACCTACATAGGCTTGAATAATAGGTAACTCTAGCTTGCCACTAGGAACACCACCTGACTTTATCAAATCTGATAAATGGGTAAGTGATCTAGGTGTACAAGATTTGTACTGATCAGCATCAAAACCCTCATTAATCCAACGTGGGTGGGTTCTTACACCTGCGATAATCTCAGCAACAACACCTGCAGGAATTGCCCATTCAAGCCATGAACCTGCATCAACTTTAAATTCAAATGCTTTAAATCTGTCCCATGTCATAGCGCCTAGCTCTGTAGCAGATAAAGAATTATCCTCAGGTCTATTCCCAAAGGCTATAATTGCTGTCTCTTTAGGTATCTGCAGGTCTCCTGCCATCCTCTCAAGAATAAACTTAGCAATAAATTTAGCTTGTACATCGTCTGCTTGGAACAGCTCGTCAATAATTACACCACATTTTTTGCCCTCAGCATGCGCCCTGATCAGGTTTACCCAATGCTTTGGCGCGTACCAATCTGTCACGTTTGTTTGTGTCACCTCGCATTTACCATGAGCAGGTGTACCATGAAGATCAGTTATTTCCATGGTGTTAGGGTTGATCTTTAAGATATAATCATAACCCATGTTTTCATATATCTGATAGCCTGATTCTGTTTTGCCTGCACCTGCCTGACCCACTCCAATAGGAACATGACCAACCTTAATTACTGCAGGCGCTAACTCGATAAATTCTTGTACTGTTACTGATTGATGATTTAACATAATCTCTCCATTAATTGATTGTGAAATAGTCAGCTATTTCTTAGCTGACAGATTGGCAAATACTAAATCGCCTGACTTGATCGCATAATTTCTAGACAGATCCAACCTGCGATATTGCTTAAGGTGGTTGTCAAAGATTGTGAGCATCTTTGCCCCATCTCTTTCCTCTAGGACAAGCCTGCCCCAAAAGGGTCTCGCCTCGCCGTTCTTCTTAGTGAAGAACCCACTTACAAAACGTGAACCAATAAGACCTACTATCTGATCTTTGGGAAGATCAAGATGCGCCTGATTTAAAAAATTATCTGATACCATAAAAAAATTCTCCTAATGATAAGTTA